TATTGAAGACGATCTATCTGCTCGTGAGGATTGGGAAGACACATACAAGAAGGGCCTTGAGTTCCTTGGTATGAAGACTGAAGAGCGTACAGAGCCTTTTGAGGGTTCTTCTGGCGTTATTCATCCATTGCTTGCTGAGAGTGTAACGCAGTTCCAAGCTCAAGCATACCGCGAGATGTTACCTTCTACTGGACCTGTTAGATCACAGGTTGTTGGTGCGCAGAACGAAATGCTTGTTAAGCAAGCAGAGCGCGTAAAAGATTACATGAATTACATGATTACTTACGAGATGGAAGAATACGATCCAGAGATGGATCAGATGTTATTTTATCTCCCTGTGATTGGCTCTACATTTAAGAAAGTTTATTTCGATCCTTTGAAGGGTCGCGCTGTTAGTAAATTTATTCACGCTGAAGACATCATTGTGCCATATGGCGTTTCTGATTTTGCATCAGCGCCTCGCATTACACACCGTTTGTCTATGGACTCTAATGAGGTTCGTAAGCTGCAACTTGCAGGGTTTTATCGTGACATTGATCTTCCAAGTTATTCTGAGGGCAATGATAGTTCTATGGGCGAAGTTGAGGAGTCAATTGATGACATCCAAGGCGTTCATCCTTCAGGGCCTTCTGAGGACCTTACACTATACGAAGTTCATACATCTTTAGACATCGAAGGATTTGAGGATTTAGGACCTGATGGAGAGCCAACAGGATTAAAACTGCCATATATCGTAACTATTGTTGCTGATTCTGGCGATGTTTTATCTGTTCGTAGAAGCTATGATCCTGTGGACCCGATGAAACGTGCGAAACAATATTTCGTACATTACAAGTTTCTTCCGGGTTTAGGGTTTTATGGCCTTGGTCTGACGCACATGATTGGTGGCTTGGCACAGGCTTCAACATCCATACTGCGTCAGCTTATTGATGCGGGAACGCTCTCCAACCTACCAGCAGGCTTTAAAGCCCGTGGCGCTCGCATCCGAGATGAGGATTCTCCCCTTCAGCCCGGTGAGTTCCGCGATATTGATGTGGTTGGAGGGACCCTGCAAGGCTCTTTGATGCCCCTCCCTTTCAAGGAGCCTTCAGGGACTCTTTACAACCTTCTAGGCACGCTTGTTGACGCTGGACGTAGGTTCGCTTCTATGGCTGATATGAAGGTCGGTGAGATGGGTGGAGACACGCCTGTTGGAACCACTATGGCTATTATGGAACGCGGCACAAAGGTTATGTCTGCAATTCATAAGCGTCTGCATTATTCTCAGCGTATTGAGTTTAAACTTCTGTCCAAGATTTTCTCTGAGACAGTGCAGGCTTATCCTTATCCCGCAGATATGCAGATGGGTCCAGAAATCTTCTCGCAAGACTTTGATGCTCGTGTGGATGTTCTGCCTGTTTCCGATCCCAACATCTTCTCTATGTCCCAGCGCATTGCCTTGGCACAAACAGAGTTGCAGTTGGTTCAGTCTAATCCGCAGATACACGGTGGCCCACAGGGGTTATATCAGGCGTATCGTAAGATGTACGAAGCGTTGGGCGTAACTAACATTGATGGCATTCTGCCACCTCCCCCGCCTCCTCCACCTCCAGTTAATCCATCTAAGGAAAACCAGAACGCTCTGATGGGCGCTCCTTTGCAGGCATTCCCAGACCAAGACCACGAGGCTCACATAGAGGCTCACATGGCTGTTATGTCTACTCCTGCGATGCAACTTAACCAACAGGCTATCATGGCTCTACAAGGCCACATACAGGAGCATATTGGTCTATTAGCCGAAGCACAGGCGCAACAGGAAGTTATGTCTCAGATACCACCAGAACAAATGCAGATGATGCAGCAACAAGCTCAGATGATGCAACAGCAAGGACAGATGGGTGGACCGCAAGGACAACAGCCTCCTCCTGATCCTATGGCTCAGTTTAAACCACAGATCGACTCTCTAGCGGCACAAATCATTGCTGACTTGACTGAAGAGCTTGTGCAGGCGGTTACGCCACCTGAACAGTCTGATCCTCTTGTGGATATTAGAAACCAAGAGCTTCAGATTAAAGCTGCTGATTTAGAGCGCAAACAAGCTGAGTTTGAAGCGAAGCAAGAGTTTGCTCGTGAGAAGGAACAGAATGATGTTCTAACCGCACAACAGAGGATTGACGTTTCCGAAGCGGCGTTAGCCGACAAAACTAGAATTGCAGAAGATCGTATCCAAACACAGCGAGATATTGCGGCTCTAAATTCCAGCATGAAAGGACAATGACATGGGATCAGTAAGAGATAAGATGGTTGAACAAATTCGTGCAGCAAAGCGGGAGACTGTCATAGCAGAACCTGTTGTAGAAGCAGTTGTTGAAGTTGTTGAAGAAGTGAGGGCGCGGAATGAAAACGGACACTTTATTGCAGATGATCCAGCCACTCCCGAAAACGAAGCGTGGACTAAGAAACCAAAAGCCCAAAAGAAAAACTCTTCAAAGAAAAAATCAGCAGCCAAAAAGTCTAAGTAGATTTAGTAAAATAGCAAGACCCCAGAGATTCCAAGGTATTTTCTGATTTTCTGGTATTTCTACTTGTAATTCCCGTATAGTTTTATACTATATGTGGTATGGATGCACTACACTTAGCAGAATATCTGTATAAAAGCATACGAGAGCGCGATGCTCGTCTTAAAGGCAAGCTCGCGGATGGTTCGATACAAGTCTTTGACGAGTATCGGTATATAGTGGGCGAAATACGCGGCATGGCCTACGTTGAGGAAGAACTCAAAGCCGCGATGAAAGGTATAGAGTACGCGGATGACTAAAAAGTTATTTGTGCCAGATCACGTTGCGAAGGCAGCGAATAAGGCAATTACGGGAGCCTCAGAGCTACCCAGACCGATTGAGAACGCTTTTGGCAAGTCTGTCAAAAATCAAAACTCTGACGATCCTTCTGAACTGGAACAGTCAGCGTTAGAAAGATTACCCCAGCCCACAGGCTACCGTATTCTTATCATTCCTTATTACCCCGGTGAGAAAACAAAGGGCGGTATCATTGTTCCCGATGCAGTTCGAGAGCGTGAGTCCTTTGCTACTGTAGCAGCTTACGTTGTTAAATTAGGACCAGACGCATATAGTGACGCCCAGAAATTCCCAAGTGGTCCTTATGCAAATGAGAAAGATTGGGTTCTTATAGGAAGATATAGTGGAAATAGGTTCAAAGTGGAAGGACTTGAGGTTCGTATTATAAATGACGATAATATTATCTCAACAATCCTTGACCCGAAGGACATTTCTTATGTATAAGGTAACTGAGAGCAAGGAAATAAAATATGTCTGAAGACATTCGTGAAGACGAGGAATTCGAAAACGGTGCAACCGTTGAAGTCGAGGAAGATCAATCAGATGATACTGAGTCTTCTTCTGATGAGGACGTAACCCGAACAAATGCTCGTGATAAATCAGACGGCGACGATGAGTTAGATAGTTATAGCGACTCAGTAAAGCGCCGCATCAATCAATTAACAGCGAAACGCAAGCAAGCTACTGAAGAGGCACAAGCTGCTATTCAGTACGCTCAAAAGGTTCAGCAAGAAAATGAGTCTATGAAGACTCGCCTGCAACAAGTTAGTGCAGGATACAATACTGAAGCTGAAGGTCGCTTAAAGGCACAAGAAGCTCAAGCCACTCGCGCATATTCTGAAGCTAGTGAAGCTGGAGATTATGATCGCGCTGCTAAAGCTCAACAAGCTCTCGCCCAAATTGCAGTAGCCAAAGAGAAGGTTCGCAATCAAAAAGGTCAGCTTGAGCGTCAAAAGCAACAACGTGACCAACAACAGAAACAACAACAACAGCAGCAAGCCACGCAAGCCCAAGCGCCTGCACCGCAAGCCGCGCCCGTTCGTGATCCCAAGCTAGAAGGATGGTTAGGGAAGAATAATTGGTTTGGTAGTGATCGCATTATGACGCGAGCCGCCCAAGCAATTCACGAAGAATTAGTTTTAGAAGAGGGATTTGACCCTGCGTCCGACGATTACTACAAAGAAATCGACTCGCGTATGCGCAAGGAAATGCCTCAAAAGTTTAAGGAGAAACGGTCCAACGCCCAGACTGTTGCTCCCGCGTCTGGAAACGGACGGTCAGTAAAATCAGGGCGGAAAAAATCGGTAGAATTATCGCCGGGTCAAGTTGCTTTTGCGAAGAAAATGAGAATACCACTCGATAAGTACGCGCGAGAAGTAGCAAAAATAGATAATAGACGGAGTGAATAAAATGGTAGACAGGACATCACGCGAATCAAATACGCGGGAGAGCGCACAGCGCCCACAACAATGGCGTCCGGGTTCTGCCTTAGAAGCACCCGAACCCCCAATCGGTTTTAAACACCGTTGGATACGCGAATCTGTAATGGAATTCGACGATAAGACTAACGTACATAAAAAACGGCAAGAAGGATGGGACCTCGTTCGCGCAGAGGAATACCCCGATTATGTTGGCCCAATAATAGATGAGGGACGCAACGCTGGCACTATTGGTGTCGGTGGACTTGTTCTCGCTCGCATCCCTGTTGAAATGGCCGAGCAGCGGAATGCACACTATCAAGGTGTGGCACAGAATCAAATGGACGCAGTGGATCGTGATTGGATGCG